TAAGTCCACTATTACTGATGCTATACATTTTGCATTGTATGGTACTACTATCAGAGATCTTAAGAAAGAGAATATAGTAAACAATCTGTTTCCAGAGGATTTATGTGAAGTAGAACTACAATTTGTAGTTGAAGAGAATCATAATAAAACAGAGTATAAAATTACTCGTACACTTAATCCTACTAAGTGTTTCTTATATATTAACGGTGAAGATAAAACTCGTTCCGGTGTACCGCAAACTACAGAATACATTATAGATATAATTAATACTTCATCAGAAGTATTTCAAAATAGTGTTGTAATGACCATAAACAGTACTGTACCGTTTATGGCGCAAAAGAAAGTAGAAAAACGTAAGTTTATTGAAGGTATTCTTGGTTTAGAGGTATTCGGTAATATGTTAAATATTGCACGCTCTGAATTCAATGATACTAAGCGTTATCTTGATATCGAGATGACAAAAGCAGATGAAACTGAGCGGGCATATCAAGAAAACATTAAACAAAAAGATGTTTATGAAGAGAACAAGAAAAAGCGTAAAGATGTACTTTTAACTCGTCAACGTAACAACGAGCAGGAGCTTGCTTTATTAAACGAAAAGATTAATAAACTCGATTCTGTAGATACAGTAGCTGAAAAAAAGATACTTGATAATATGTCAGCACTTAAAACTGCTGAAGGTCTATGTGATAAAAAAATAGCTAGTATCAACAGACTTATTACTGAAGCAGAAACACATATTAAGCTTAACAATGACCGTATTAAAAAACTTAAAAAGATTGATAGTAAATGTCCTCATTGTGGTAAAGATCTAGCTGAAGCTACTAACGTTCAATATGAAAAAGATAAATCTGAATGTCAGGCTGAAATACAAAAGTATACAGAAGTTATTAACACTCAGAAGCCTCTTTTAGTTGAAGCACAAGAACAGTTAAATAAAGTAGAGACTCATATTACAAACACTCAGAAGAAGGTAAGCGATTTTAATGTACGTAAAAAAGAAGTCGAGAACATTAACTCTCGTATTAAGCAATTAAATGAGTGGCAATCATCTCTCAAAGTAGATATTGAAGCATTAGATCATAACGATAATGCATTCATTGAGAGTATAAGGAATATTGAAACTCGTATCGCTGATATAAAGGTAAAAATTACCGATTTACAAGATAAGATTGATGTAATTGAATCTGCTAAGTTTATTGCTTCTGAAGAAGGTGTAAAATCGTTTATTGTTAAGAAGATACTTGAAGTACTAAACATAAGATTAGCATTTTATCTCAAAAAACTCGAAAGTAATAGTATGGTTAAGTTTAATGAGTTCTTTGAAGAAACTATTACAAACGAGCGTGGAGTTGAATGTAGTTATTTTAATTTTTCTGGAGCAGAACGTAAAGCTATAGATCTTGCAATGATTTTTACGTTTCAAGATATCCGTAGAGCACAAGCTAACGTATGGTTAAACATATCTGTATTCGATGAATTATTAGATTCGTCATTAGATGAGAAAGGTATTGAATTGGTATTGGATATAATACGTGAAAGAGTTGAAAAATACCAAGAGGCAATATATATAATATCACACCGTAAGGAAAGTATGAAATACTGTACAAGCGGTGAAATAGTCTATCTTGAAAAGAAAAACGGTATAACAGTAAGATCAACAACTTTTAATAATGAATAATTCCTTCGTTCTCGGAGCACCTCAACTTCCAATTGGAGCACCTGTTTTTGGGTCACCACTTCAGGCACCTGAAACTCCACCAGCACCTTCTGCATCTCCTAACCCACCAGCTAACATGGCTATTAGTTTTGCTGCTGACCATGGTGGTTGTGGTTTTTGGCGTATACACTGGCCAGAGGCTTTAATTAACTCATCTGGTAAAGGAGTTATTACTAACTCTACAATGATGCTTTTAGATCCGCGTTATTATGCTAACGTAAAATCTGTAAAGATACAACGACAAGTCACTGAACCTCAATTGCAGTTTGTAAAGTTTTTAAGAGATACATCTAATAAAGGTAATAAGTTTAAACTCTATTATGAGATTGACGATGTTATTTTCCCTGAAGACATCCCGTTATATAATAAATCTAGACAAGCTTTCGTTGATCCTATTATTGCGAAAACAGCAGTTGAGATTATTAAGCGTTGCGACGCTATTACATGTCCTACTAAGTTTATGGCAGACTACTACACTGAAAAAACAGGTGTACCTGCAATAGTAGTACCTAATTATTTACCTAAGTTTTGGATAGATCGTTTTTACGATAAAAAGAAAGTAGTTGACAACTTTGATTATAATGTAAAGAGACCGCGTATCGGTTACGTTGGTAGCCCTACACACTTAAATGTTGATAGATTACCTGGTATACAAGATGATATTGATCCGTATATACCTATTATACGTAAAACATATAAACAGTATAAGTGGGTATTCATGGGTGGTGTTCCGTACGAACTACAAGATTTAGTACGTTCTGGAGATATTGAATACACTCCATGGAGATCATTATATGATTATAGTTATGCATTTGATGCATTAAAGCTTAATTTAGCATTTGCACCTTTACAAAATAACAAGTTTAATTATGCAAAAGCACCTATCAAGTATCTTGAAGCTGGTGCGTTAGGTGTACCTTGCTTGTGTCAAGATGCACCACCATATAATACAGACCCAGTTGCACCTTTAAGGTTTGATACCCCGGATGAAATGATGGATTTAGTTAAGAAGCTTTGCAATAACCGCAAACAATACTTAACTGAATCGGATCATGCACGTAAAGTAGCAACTCAATACTGGCTTGAAGATCATATTGACGAGCACATGAAAGTTTACTTTCCTTCTTGATTAGTTTGTAAGATGGTACATAATATGTTTTGTGTATCGTAACGTATATTACAATTCAAGAGAAGCATTAGCATATCTATTTACCTGGGATAAAAACGGTAAACGGGTAGTTAAAAAGGAACCTTATAGTCCCTATTTCTACATAGAGACTAATCAGGACAATGCTGATGCTTTGTCTATTTTTAAGACTAAACTAAAAAAGAAAGTCTTTCCTAATGCCTTCGAACGTAATAAGGCTGCACAGGATGGTGCTATTAAGAGACTATTTCATAATATTCAGGTAGAACAACAGTTTCTTATTGAGAAGTTTAAAGATGAATACGAGAAACCTGAGTTTTCTGCTAACCCTTTAAAGGTTTGTTTTCTAGATATCGAAGTCTATTCTCCAGATGAGTTTCCTGAAGCTAAGGATGCTAAGCATCCTATCAATCTTATAACGATATATGATAACTTATCTGAAACGTTTTATACCTGGGGTTGTAAACCTTATACCCCGTCTCGTAAGAACGTTGTATACACAGAATGTAGCGGCGAAATAGATCTACTTAATAAGTTTCTAGAATTTTGGGAAAACGATTACTACCCAGATATCTTATCTGGTTGGAACACAGACTTTTTCGACTTTCCTTATACTATTAACCGTATCAATAACTTATTAGGTGAAAACGCTGCTAAACGTTTATCACCGTTAAAAAGTCTTTGGTGCCGTAAAGGTATTTTCGTTAAAGGACAAGAGTTAGATCGTTGGTATATTCATGGTATGTCTGCAATGGACTATCTTGAAGTATATAAAGGCTTTGCACGTGGTTTATTAGAGTCATACGCGCTAAACTTTGTAGCACAACATGAGTTAGGTGAAGGTAAACTAGCTATCAATGCTACTAACTTAGCTTCTTTATCTGAAAATGATTGGAATAACTTTGTAGACTATAATATTCAAGACGTTGACCTGTTAGTACGAATGGAAAAGAAATTGCAGTTCTTTAAGATCATTCGTATGTTAGCTTATAAAGGGTTAACTAGCTTTGAAGCTGCACTAGGTAAAGTTCAGATTGTTACCGGTTGTGTTGCTTTAGAAGCATATAAACACGGCTTAGTTATACCAACGTTTGTGTCTGGTCCTACTAGAGATGAAATTGAAGGTGGTTATGTTAGAGATCCAGAACGTGGTTTAAAGACCTCTATCGTGAGTTATGACGCTAACTCTCTATACCCTAACACTATTATTACTCTTAATATCTCACCTGAGACTAAGATAGGTAAGATCTTACGTAAATCTGACACAGAGACAACACTATTATTAGCTAACGGTTCTGAAAAGACAGTGCCTAATGAAAAACTTGAAAAGTTGATGGATATAGAAAAGTTAGCTATATCTAAAGCTAATGTTTTGTATACTCAGAAAAAGAAAGGTGTAGTACCTTCGTTAATTGACGGTCTTTATAGTGAGCGTGTAAGAAATAAGAACCAGTACATTGATTATAAGAAACAACTAAGTAATTTAACCCCAGATACTGATGAATATAAAACGTGTAAGTTTAATATGGAACGAGCTGACACCATCCAGCACGTCATTAAGATTCTTCTCAATTCTATTTACGGGGTTTTTGCTAATAAGTTTAGTCCTATTTGCGATAGCGATCATGCCGGTAGTATTACTCTTACTGGGCAGTCAGTGGTTAAGCAGGCAGGTGTCATCCTTGATACATATGCTAAAGAAAAATACAATGTTGACGTTTCTCTTAACATATATGGTGATACTGACAGTACTCATGTTACTATTCAACCGATTGTTGATAAGCTTAAGATAAAGTTATTTGCTAACGGTAAAGTAACTCCAGAAGGTTTAGATTTAATTGATAAAGATATTGGTACATACTTAAATAACGAAATTAAACGTTGGTCTGCTGCAGAATTTAAGTCTACCGATCCTCGTTACTTCTTTAAACGTGAATCGATTTGTGATGTAGGTGTTTATCTACAGAAAAAACGTTACATTATTCATGTACTAAACGATGAAGGTGCAAACGTTAATAAGTTTAAATATGTCGGGGTTGAAATCGCTAGATCTACTACACCTAAGAAAGCAAAAGAACTGATTAAGAAGGTTATTGAGAACTCTTTGTTAGGTCAGGATCAAATAAAAGCAAACAGTCTTTATAAAGAGGTTTATGATGCTTTTAAACTGTTACCTGTTGATGAAATAGCTATTCGTGGTGGTCTCAGTGATTTAGAGAAATACGAAGTTAAAGCAGATGGCTTTAAAATCGGTACAGGTACTCCAAAT